TGTCCTAATGCATATATATTGTTTAATAGTTCTTCTTTGATGGATTTACCCATCTGTGATAAAATATCCTTTTGCTTTTCTGCCGCATCAGCATTTTCATTAACAGCCGGAGTTAGTCCCTCCCTTATAGCAGTAGATGTACCCAGAATGGTATTCTTAAAGTATTCCATTAGCTCCCTGTTCTGTGCTACTGTATCGCCGAGTGGAAGCAATGATTTTTCCCGTACCCAATTAATATTATTTATGAAATCTCCAATTATTGCGTCTGTTTCAGGGGGGATTATCTTTTTAATCAGCGGGGTTGCGGGTGCATTCATAACCTGTCCTTGTTCCGGATTATCGGAGAAGAACCCACCGGCTCCTCCGGGTGTGACTTCATCAACCTGTTTTAATGCCAGGGCAATCGCCTGAATCTCCGCGGCTTTTCTGGCATCGAACAATGCCATAAACTTCTCCCATGGCTTTATATCTTTGCTTTTAAAGGCGGTAATAGTATTCTTAACTACCGGTCCCGAAACGGCAATACCGGCTATGTTTTCTTTGAAATCACCTATTCTATTTTTTAGTTGCGTCAGGCTGGTGTCGGCTTCGGCTGCTGCTTTGGCCTGTCCCAAGAAAGCATTTTCTAAACCCCTAACAAGCGTTTCTAAACGTTCTGAGCTACCAACGGCACCGGTTACAGTTATACCATATCGTGAAAGTGCATTAGTGGATGATCCTATCGTTTTGGAAACTAAATCGGCGGCCCCTGCCAAGTCCATTTGCTTGGCCGTGGCAAAGTCCTGGATAAGCGGTGTGAGCCGTTTAATAACAGCCTCTTCCTTAACGAAAGCGGCCAGCAAACTTTGTGCGCGTATTGTTTCTTCATCGCCAAAAAGGGTTGTTTTTTGGAGTTCTTTGGCTTGTTGGATTAGGCTTTGCTGTATATCCTTACGTCCCTTTAATGCAGTTAATAAAGCCGCCTCCGCCTTACGCTGTACATCTAATGCCTGAAAAGAAGATTTGGCAAACGAGGTCAGTGCACCTATGGCAAATGCACCGGCAACCATTCCCTTAATGGATTGTACTTGCTTCTGAAACCCGGTTAATTGCTTTCTCGAACCGGCTATCCCCTGTTTAAACTTGCTGTTGTTCATCTGAAGAACAGCCGTCAGCGTTGTTAGTGTCCTGTTCGCCATTTACGCCTCTCCTTAATTATATCCAGTTCTTCGTTTAATTCTTTGGACTCAGACTCCCAGGGGAATTTTACAAGTTCTTGAGGCTTATATTTTTTCTTCTGGCTATTTACGTTTACTATAAAAGTTGCAACTAACCTGGCCTGTTCCCATGAATTTTGCAGCCCTCTATTTATTTTATCATTATATCCATTACAGGCGTTTGAAAATTCCCTTGGCGTCATCTTCCAAAATTCAGACTGTGCCATCCCAATTTCACCGAATGCAAAAGCCTGTATCTCATCGAATGTTATTTTTTTTTATCTCCGCCCTCTTCCGCCTTTGTCATTTCTGCAAAAGCATCCATGATTTTCTCTACCACGTTGGGTTCGTCGTCTAATAGATCGCCTATCTCTTCAATGCTTTTAAATATACACTCTTGTCCATCGTAACGTGCCCCATCCTGAAAACCAACTAAAATGAATCTTAACAGATCAGACATTTTCATTTTCTTCAAATCCAATTCAAGTACATCATCCATTGTCATTCCGGAAATGTCCCCAAACTTAGCCAATGCACTCCACCCATATCTAACGGGCAAATCTCCCTTTTTAGTTTTTACTATCATGCTGCGGGATCTCCACTTAATTGAATAGTATAAGAACCAGTAGAAAGGCTATCGCTCAATCCTCCTGTTAAGGAAAGAGATGTAATAACCCCATCACAATCAATGAATGTGGTTCCGTTTCTTTTAACCTGAAGTGTAATAACCTCCCCGGCGTTCATTTTGGTAAATAAGTTTGTAAACTGTACCCCCGTACTTGCCAGTAAATAATCCCCGGATATAGTACCGGATACTTTACCCGCAATATAAGAAGCGTTTAACGCTGATGTTTGCGACGTTGTTTCCAATGCTTCTGCCGAGAGATCCAAATTGACTGAAGTGCTCTCGGCGATTATTGCTTCTGCCGTGCCAGAACTGTGCTGGTCAGCATACAATACAATATAGTCCCCTCGTAGTGCCATAATCTTTTTATTTTATGTGAATCTTAATTGATATTCTTGTGTTATAACATACTTTTTCAAATCATCTAAATAATACCCATCTTCGCTTACCCAATTGGATATATGAAGTGTTTCGCTTGCGCTACCGCTGCCATACCCTCCCGTTGCTAACTCAAGTGCGGCATACATCGTATCTGCCAATGTAACACAAGCGCTCAATGAATTAGCATATATACTTAGCGTCAATGCAACCTCTTGAACTCCTATACCGCTTTGCGTCCTTGTCGGATCTCTTCTCATAGAATATACAACATAGGGGTCTGTCAGTTCCTGCGGGGCCACCAAGGGATAAACATCGGCCTCGGTGTCATTTAGTAAATCATATATTGCCCTTCGTATACTCATCTTCCCTTAGCTTCAGCATAAGCGGCCAAACCAAATTTCTTAGTTTTACTTCTCCATGCGCGTTCAATAACCGTTCTGGTTGCTTTTTCAATATAAACCTCCGCCGGATGTAACCTGGATTTTATAGCAAAAGTCAGGTTAGTTCGTTTCTTAATGCCTGATACCTTTTTATAAAAAGCCGGTCCGCCAGCCCCCCCCGAAAACGGCTTAAATGCCTTTGCCTTCTCCGGAAATCTATCAGTCCCTTTTGCATACTCTAAAATATTGGCAACCCATCCACTATATTCATTGCTCCCCATTGAACGTTTATGAGACATCCTTGGGCCCACGAATACAGTTGCGTTTATCTTGCTTCGTCCCGTGACATTGCCAATGGACCTTTTTAAATTACCCGTTTGGCCCTGTGGGGTCACCCTTTTCACATAAGGAATGATTTCTTTTGTGCCAGTATTCCGGAGAATAGATTTAAGTATCTTATGCTGAGTCGCGTAATCCAAATTCCGCAAAACCTCAGTCAGTTCATTATAACCTAATAGCTTTATGTCTATATCATTCGTCATCGTAAGCGGAGGCGGTTAAAATCGTAAACATCCTGTTATCTTTTTGAATGCTGCGTATCCAGAAATAATCAGTCCCATCATAAACCCTCATCTTTGTTGTTACGTCAGGTGCGTCCTGAGTCCTAAACTTAAAGGTCCGCAAATCAGAATACACGCGCATATCACTTTCATAACTTAAAGATCCTCCTGGGTTCGTCATCTCTGACCATACAGTTTTATAAGTTGCCCATGTCGTGTCAACTTCCCCGTATGTATCTCTTGACTCCGTAGCCTGTTGGATCGTTATAGAAGTATTATATGCCATAGCTCCGGTTGGCGTCTATAACATTATCAAAGAACGATAGCTTTTCTGTTACCGGGTCGTTAGGATTCTCATACATCCTGTAGATCCATGCCAGAACAGCCTGTTTAATATCAAAGTCAATACTCGAATATCCGGCCGTGAACGTGATAATAAAGGCGTCATCTCTGTCGTAAGTACTTGGTATATCCTCTACCCAGATAACTGTCGGTCTGGGATGATATAACCCAACACTCCCGGTATCTACGTTTGAGTAATAACTGGAACTTGAAAGAGTCTGCAAAGCGTTATCATCATCGTAATATTGAATTATGGAAATACCCGTGACCGGGTACTTCCACAACTCAATTTCATCATATCCCTTCGGCAGAAACGCTTTCCATGTCTGAGAAGATAAACACACATTAGCCCGTTTCTCGAAAGCCTCCACGCCTCCCCATATCAAATCTTCCACAAGATTATCCTGTGTTGAGTTGGTTATCCGTAGGTGCGATTTTGCATCAGTTACGGATATGGGTAACGTACTGGCTTTAGTGTAAACCTGGTATGTGTCTGCTCTTTTTCTCATTTCTTGACCGGTCGCGTTCTAACCTCTTTCTGCATCGTATCCTTGACTTCTGGAGCCGTTTCTTTGCCCCGGATAGCCAATTCAAAATCACCGCTGAAAAACATACTTGGGTCATCATCGTATATCTCCTTAGCTTTTTTAAAGGTTAATA